GGGAGAATGGAAGCGAATAGAGAAAATGAATTGCGGGCATAATAAGAAAAGAAGGTTAAAAGGAAGGTCAAGAAGATGACAAATAAAAAAGAAGAATTTACTTTAATTACAATCTATGGAGACGAGATTCTCATCATAACTGATGAAGAGTCTCTGGAAAATGTTGAAGAAAAAATACTTGAAGATTTAGATAGTAATACACTTTATTATGTAGGAGCCTGGGATGAAGTAGCAAGATATAAAGGTCACGAATTATCCATAATAGATCTTAAGAAAATTATAGGAAGAATATAGGGATGAAGGTTAGAGGGAGAAGAAAATAAAAAAAGGTATTTTTATTAGAGGTTAAATAAAATGATAATGATCAGAAACATTCTTATTGGTTTACTTCTACTTCTCATGTTATTTGTCTTAATAGACCAATTTAAAAGAAGTAGGATGTTGAATGAGAGACGAAAAAAAAGAATTATCAATAGGGAGCAAAAATTAAAACCAGAGATGCGAGATCCAATATTAAAAAGAGGCTAGGTGCAGATTAATAATGAAAGTTAGTGACCGGCTTTTGGATATAAGAGAATATAAAGGCAGGTTGACTGAGGTAGCAGACAAGATATGCCCTTGCCGATCTTGCTATAATCCCCACGATTGTGGCTATAGAGCAGGCAGTGGTAAATGGATAACGGTAATGCGCTGTGTGACAAATTATAAAAGCGGCTGCCCACACGATACTAATAAAAAACTGCCAAGACCAATTCATATTATCCGTGCGAAAGCTGGAGGGAAGGGACAGACAAGAATATGCCTAAAGTGTGGACAGAAGGTAGTTATTGGAGAGATTGATTTTATTACATTTGAGGCGTACCAAAAAAAATTAAGAGGAGACAAGGCGATGTTCCCTACCATAAAAACTTATTATGAACAGGTAAAAAGGAATAGTGAACAAGATGAATTTTCGAGAAAACTTAAAAAAAATATTGAGAAATTAGTGGTGAGGGATAAAAAATATTCCTGGGAAGATGAAGCCGACGTAAATTTCAGAAAGGCTGTGGCAAAGGCCGAAGATAATCATGAATAAATTAATATCAAAAACAAAGATAGAAACCTGCGACTGTACTTGGAATCCCTGTTACGGTTGTCTAAATAATTGTAAATATTGTTATGCAAGGAGAATAGCAAAAAGATTTGGAGGTATAAGATTTACAGAAGAATGGAAATATAGAACCGAACATAATATGAATGCTGTCTATTTTAAATTAAAAAATTCTCTTGATTTAGTTGATTTCAAACCTATCTTTTTACATTCTCAATTTAATAAGAAATTTCCCCAAAAGACCCGAAAGATATTTGTGGGATCGATGAGTGAGATTAGATTTTGGAAAAGAGAATGGATAGAAAGAGTATTCGAAAAAGTTAGATCTTGCCCCCAGCATATATTCCAATTCTTGACTAAATATCCCTATATCTATCATCGACTAGAATTTCCAGCTAAATCCTGGCTGGGTTTTACAGCTAATAATATGAAAGATTTAGCAGACGGAATACCCCATATAGAGAAAGTTAGAATGATGAACTTATCAGGAAAGTATCTGTATTATATTTGCATCGAGCCAATACTCGAGGAAATCAATCCTTTAGGCATTCTACTTATTGATTGGGTAATCCTGGGGGCAGAAACAGGAAATAGAAAAAGTAAAATCACACCTAAAAAGGAGTGGATAGAAAATATAGTTAGTTATTGTAGGAAAGATAAAATACCAATTTATTTAAAGGATAGCTTAAAAGAAATTTATCCGGAAGAGATAAAGATGTTCCCAGAGGTGAGATAATATGGAATTTATATTTTGGCTAAGATTTATATAAAAAAATTATAAAAAAGAGGAAATTAATGTATAAAACCTGTTTTGAATGTCCACATATAAGAGAATATCACGCAGGAAGAAGGGGTAGAGCATCATGGTATTGTCCTAAACTAACAAAGATTTTAGGCAAGCATTTTTATATATGCCACATGGGAACGAGGCCGAGAATATGTCCATTATTAAAAGAAAGGAGAAGATTATGAGATTACAAGAAGCAATAAGTAGTTGTCATGTCAGATCTGCCATTTATAGAGAATCTAAATCAAAGAAAAAATATTTTAAAAATCATCCAGTTAATCTTATGGACCAAGTGCCCGAAGAAGATAGGGATGCAAAAGACTGGATGGAATGGGACCCACGAGATTATTATGATGTTTCATTACCGTTCGATTAAAAAATATATTATAAAAAGGAGGTTAAAATAATGGATTGGCTTCTTCTTGTTATAGTTTTAGTTGTGGTGGCAGGAATAATTTATTTTTTGATGAAGAAAAAAAATGAGTAGATAAAAAAAGAAAGGAGGTAAGTAATATGGATTGGTATTGGTGGATCATAGGAATAATAGCAGTAGTAGCATTGTATTTTATCTTTAAGAAAAAATAAAAGGAATCAATCCCGGCGGTCCGGCTTTCTCTCCAGAGTTCTCCGGATTGCCGTCCCCCTGCTCTTCGATCTAAAAGTTTCTCTCGGAGAGCAGGGAATATTTAAAAAGGAGTTTGATTGTGGGCAAAAAGTCTTACGAGTTTGAGACCCGTTTTTCGGATATCGAAAAAGAACTCGAGGAAAGAGAAAATTGGATAAGAGCTATACATTACAAAATTTGCTCGAGGTGTGGGGAAAGAAAACCAGTATCTAAATTTACAATTGACAAGAGAAATACTGACGGCAGGATAAGAGTTTGCAAAGTTTGCCGGAGTCGGGAATCTTTAAAATATTACTATCAGGACAGGGAACGAATATTAATTCGGGTTAAAGAATATCAGAAAAATAACAAGGAGGACAGGCGCAAATATTTTCAGGACTACCGGAAAGACCATAAGGAGCATTTAAAAAAACTTGCCGGGAAGTGGTATAAGAAAAATAAAAAAGAAATCAAAAAGAGAAATTTGAAATATTACGAGGAAAATAAAGAAGCCTGTCAGGTCATAAGAGAACTTTGGAGAGAAGCAAATAAGGAGAAGATTAAAAAATATAATTGGGAATATTGGAAGTTAAAAGTTAGTTTAAAAAAGAAAGGAGGAAAAATATGCTAACGATCTTTAAATATCCGATCCCTGTAGAAGACCATTTCACTTTAGAATTGCCTAGAGATGCTAAAATATTGACAGTTCAGATACAGAGAGGTGCTCCTCAGTTGTGGGCAATGCTAGATTCAGAAACAGAGAAGGAAACTAGGCATTTTAGGTTAAGTGGGACCGGTCATCCTCTAGGTGAAGATTATCTTAGAATAAATAATTATATAGGGACATTTCAAATGGGAAACGGTGCATTAGTATTTCATTTGTTTGAGATTAATAAAGGAGAATTTTAAAAATGAACAATTTTTATTGGGCGAAGAAAGAAGAGATACCACCCAAAGAGGACCTGAAGTCTCAGCAAGAAGATAAAGCTCGTCCGTCTTTTGTCGAAGTGGTAGAAAATAGGATTTATTTCTATTCTCGTATTGAAACAGAAAAAATATTACAACTTAACAGAAATATATTAAGTATGGGAATTAATTTGCAACGTGAGGCCACAATTCAAAATAGGGAGCCCGCTAATATCTATCTTCATATTCAAAGTTATGGAGGTAGTATTTTTGCAGGAATGGCAGGGATGGATGAGATCATTAAAAGTATCGTACCTGTATATACGATGGTTGATGGATGCTGTGCTAGTGCAGCATCATTTCTTAGTGTTTGTGGTAAAAAAAGATTTATCAATCGTCACGCATATATGCTGATTCATCAATTAAGCTCCTTCATGTGGGGAAAATACGAGGATTTTAAGGATGAAATTCAGAATCTAGATAAGATTATGGTGATGATAAAACAAGTATATAAAGAATATACGAAGATCCCCATGAGCAAACTTGATGAGATATTAAAGCATGATCTATGGTTTGAAGCTGATGAATGCCTGGAATATGGGTTAGTGGATGAAATTATTGTTTAAAATTTAAAAGAGGGGAAAAGTAATAAATGGAGAAGCATACTCTGATAAGTGATGGAGAGTATAATGAAATTTTACAATGGCTAAATGAAGAGGTGGATATTAGGACTGAATCACTTTGCGAGGAGCAAATTATAGCAATGAGAAATACTTTTTCATTCCAGAGATGGCGAATGGAAAAAGCTTATCGTGAATTCGCGGCGGTCATGAGAAAGACCCCTTTAGGTTCTATCCTAATTAAGATGTTTGAAAAAATATTTTGTTGAGATTGTGAGGTTAAAATGAAGGTGAACGAAATCAAACCGGGACAAATTTTTACTACTGATAACACTCTTACCTACCCAAAGCTAAAACTTCATAAGGGATTTATAAGTATGAGGACACAATATATTTGGTTGTGCAGAGATGATGTTTTGGCTTGGCCACTATCAGAGACTCAGCTTAGGAAGGTTATGAATAACTGGGGGATGAGCCAGGAAGAATTTGATAAGTATAAAGAGGGGTTGACTAAGAAATATGACGTCCTTTCGGAGGCGATTAAATAATGGCGAGCCATGATTATGTAAAAATAGTGGATGAATTTGAAGAATGGCTGGATAGAATGAATATATTTTTACCCAAGAATCCCGAAATTTATAAAGATATTAGCAAAGACGATATTTTTTATTTTGTACATTTCAAATTTAAGGTAATAAAGCGGAAGCATTTATTTTAAGAAGGAGAATGATTAAATGAAGATAGAGTTATCTAAAAAGGAAATAGGAGTCTTAATAAAATGTATAGATACGGCTATCATGTTTTATATTAGTCATCAATGGGATACTCCCTCGAGTGAGGAAAGAAGATTAGAAGGCGTTTCATTGAATAAATTAAAAGAGAAATTTTGTAAAGCAATAATGCAAGAAGAGGAAGATAATATTAAGGAAGGCAGACCATTAAGACTAGAGAGAATGGATTATATGGAAAAGGGAGCGAGTATCGGCAAGGCAAGAGAATATAATAGAAAGGAGGTAAAACGATGATTAAGATAGGCGATAAAGTAAAAGATACGGTTACAGGGCTTGAAGGTATGGTTGTTGCTAAGATTATTTATATGAACGGTTGTATTCAATATGAAATTCAACCTAAAGGATTGAAGGATGGCAAGATTATCAAGAGTGCATGGATCGATGAAGGACAGCTCATCGTCAAAAGTAGAGCAAAGATGCAAGAAGAGAAAAAAGAGCTCCCCGGTGGGTCTGGCCATATACCTGATGAATTTAGCCATCCAGATTAAGGGAGGAGAATAATCAAATGGGTATTGAAGGAATGAACGGTAGTGGAAAATTACATAGGTTAGGGAATAAAAACAGAATGACAGATTATAATTTGCAATGTGTTAATTGCAGAAAAGAACGAAATATAAATTTAGTAGCACACCGAAATGACAAAGAATATATTACTGGATTTGTGGTAGTTTGTAATGATTGTCTTAGGCTATTAGAGAAATTAAATAAAGCAGTTAAGATGGTTATAGAGAATGAATAATTTAAAGATAGAAGGAGCTTGATCAAATGAATAAGAGGACCATAGAAATTCTTAACGCAATAATAAAATATAATGATCTTCACATAGATGATAGACGCTTAGTTATTATTGAGTCAAGAGATACCGGTTTTAGTAGTGGGACAAAGGGACCTTATCTATCATTTGAAGACTTAACATCCGAAGATTTTTTTGAAATTTATAGATACAAAAAAGGTCTGGAAGAGAGTAAAGACAAGAAGGAAAAGTGATTAAATGAAATTAAAAGTGGGCAAAGAAAAGATTAAAGGATTTAGCAGCCCAGTTAAAAAAGCAGAAAGAGCTAACAATTGGGCCTGGTGGGCTTTATTTGGTGCAATAGTACTCATGATAATTTTGGTGATATTAAAAATGTTAGGGAAGATTTAAAGTTGAAGATCGGTTTATTTGATATTGATTCAAAATACCATAATTTAGCTCTAATGAAATTATCGGCTTGGCACAAGCAAAAAGGCGATGAAACAGAATTATATAATCCGTTATGGCATTCCACTTATGACACAATTTACTGTTCTAAGATATTCAGAAAAAGCCATAAAAACGATGGCTATGTAAGAGAAAACATGATTTGCGGTGGATCGGGGTTTGAATATTTAACATTACTACCGGAATATATAGAGCATATAAAGCCCGATTATGGCTTATATGATCTTAAATATTCTCTGGGATTCACAACCCGGGGATGTATCAGAAATTGCAAATTTTGCATAGTGCCGGAGAAGGAAGGGAAGATTAGGGAGCATGCAGAAGTGGAGGAGTTTTTAAATTCTGAATCTAATATAGTAGTTTTACTTGATAACAATTTTCTGGCCTTACCTTCTCATATTAAAAAGCTACAGCTTTTTATCAATAAGAACTGGCGAATAGATTTTAACCAGGGACTTGATCTTCGATTAATAAATAAGGAGAACGCCGAGTTATTAACAAAATTGAAAATATATAAAAGATTAAGATTTTCATGGGATTTTTTAAAAATAGAAGAAGAAGTAAAGAAAGGATTAAATATGTTATTTAAAGCGGGATTTAAACCATCCAGAATAATGGTTTATATGCTATGCGATTATGACACTACCTTTGAGGAAGATTTTTATAGATTTGAGGAATTAATAAAATTAAAAGTCGATCCTTTTGTGATGATATACGATGGATTTTCTCAAGCTAGAGAATTAAGGGATTTTTCCCATTGGGTAAATAAAAGATTATATAAGATTTGTAACTGGGAGGTATTTAAAAAAATAAGAAAGATATAGGGATAAAATATGCACATAGCCAGGGGCGGTTTTCGTGAAGATTTAGGTATATATGTTAGAAGTAGGATGGAAGCGAATATACTGAGATATTATAAATTTATAAAAGTTAAATATATTTATGAGCCACAAGAGTTTGAATTCCATAAGATCAAAAGAGGTAGTAGATTTTATAAGCCGGATATATATTTATCCGAACAAGATAAGCTGATAGAAATTAAAGGCTGGCTTACTGTCAGCGATAAAACAAAAATAAGACGGTTAAAGAAATATTATCCGGAAGAATTCGCCAAATTGGAGTTTGTAATACCGGATAAATATTCGAGATCAAAGGCTAATGGAGAAATGATTAAGTTTTTATGTGATGATTTGAGGATAGATTTTAATGAGATATTAAGCTACAAGGAGATAGAAAAATATGGGAAGTTAATTCCTGGTTGGGAATGAAAGAGGGTGAAGTAAAATGGTAACCTTAAAATTACCGGAGAAGACCGTTAGAAATATATTAGATTATATTAATGACTATATCGATAATACCTGTAATCAGAAATTTATGAAAGAGGCAATAAAGGACAAGATAAGAATTAAGAAGGCTATGGGTAAATATGAGGGGATACCTAAAGAATATTTAACTGAATTTAGGTTGAAAGATATTATTAAATGATATAATAAGAAATACGGAGGTAGTCAGGAATAACAATTGATTGATGCTCCTTTGACAGAAATCAATTGGTTTGATAAAATTTAATAAGAAAATTGAATAAAATAATGTCTAAAAGTTAGGTCAGTGGCCTAAGCTCGAAGAATTATTAAAAAAGTAATTTGAAAGAGTTTAGGCCATTTTTTTATTTTAAATGAAATACCCCGAAGACTTTATAAACAAATTAATATGCACTGACTGCCTAGAGGGAATGAGATATATTCCTACTGGGAGTATTGATTTAATAGTAACTGATCCTCCCTATGGCTACGCATTCATGCAAAGAAATTGGGATAGAGCTTTAGTAAGTATAGGAACTTGGAAAGAGTGTTTAAGAATATTAAAGCCGGGGGCATTTGCCTTCATTATGTGTGCGCCGAGACAAGACGTATTAAGCAGACAAATAATAAATTTAGAAGAAGCAGGATTTATAACTGGATTTACGAGTCTATATTGGGCCTACGGATCGGGATTCCCGAAGGCACAGGATATATCGAAAGCAATCGATAAGAGGGAATGTAAGAAACAATTAATTAAAGAATTAGGAAGGAAACCTACTAAGGAAGAATTTGATAGAAAGTGGAAAAGTTTTAGAGAATTTGTTGGATATGGGAAGGATATTAGCCATATAGAAAGAGGAGATTCAAATATCGATATTCAAAAGAGAGAGGATACTGGAAATCCTTTTAAGCATACTGGATTAAGACATCTTAGAAAAGTAACAGCCCCCAATTCCCAAGAATCGAGAATTCTCGATGGCTCCTACGGTGGCTTCCAGCCTAAACCAGCAGTAGAAGTTATCCTCATGGTAATGAAACCGCTTTCAGAGAAAACCTATATGGACCAGGCTTTAAAGAATGGGAAGGGGATTACTTGGTTGGATGATGGGAGAATACCATATAAAGAAAAAAATGATTTTAAGATTTCTCATCATAATAAACATTTAAAAGAGAAGAATAAATCAACTGGAATATTTGGAGCTACGAATGGATTTGGACTACTAGAATCGGATATATCCCGAGGTCGTTTCCCTGCTAATCTTTTAGTGAGCAATGATACGCTAAATGATGGAAAGATTAGTAGAAGTGGTAAAAATCGTAAATCTAATCAATTACAAAAGAATCAGTGGCTTAAAAAGAGTATTTATTACGATAGTTTAAATTATGGTGATTCTGGCTCCTTCTCCCGCTATTTTGATTTAGACAAGTGGTGGAGAGAAAGAAGTAAAAAGTTATCAAAACAGCCTTGTTTTATTTGTGGGTATGTTGAAGAACACGGAAATTATATAGATGCTGATGGAAGGACTTATTGCGATGAATGTTTAATTTCGGGTGATTATTTGGATATTCCAAAACTAAATATAAAAGAATTGCCTGAATCAGTACAAAAAACTTATCCCTATCTTATAGTGCCTAAGGCGAGCAAATCTGAAAAGAACAAGGGATGTGAAAGATTAGAGGAGAAAGCAAGGGCTAATATAAACAAAATGATGGGAGAGGCAGGAGATTTTAAGACCGGAAGTGGCAATATAAGGACTGTTAAATTTAAAAACCATCATCCCACCGTAAAACCCATCAAGTTAATGAGTTATTTAATTATTTTAGGCAGCCGTCCAAATGATATTATTCTCGATCCCTTTGTAGGAAGTGGAACGACTTGTATTGCTGCCAAAATGCTAAAAAGAAGATATATCGGATTTGATAATGATAAGGAATATATTGAAATTGCGAAGTGTAGATTGGGAACAGTAGAAACAACTTTATTTTAGATAATAGATTTTTTAGGTAGTTTAAATGAAATGGCCAGATGATTTTATAAATAAATTAATATGCGGGGATTGCCTTGAGGTGATGAAAACAATGCCTGATAATTGCGTAGATACCATAATAACTGATCCGCCCTATGGATTAGAGTTTATGGGGAAGGACTGGGATGCTCCTTGGAAAGGAAAAGCAGGAAAAGATTTTAAT